GTCGATCACATCAACCGCGCTCGTATCCGCATTGACGCGCGCAAATGGATGGCCGGCAAGCTTCGGCCCAAGGTCTACGGCGAGAAGCTCGAACTGGAGCATGGCGGTCAGGTCGCACTGACGCCGATCATCAATTTCAATGGCAACAAAGGCTGACGCCGCTCTCAACATCGATCTGCACGATAAGCAGCAGGTCGCATTTGATAGCGATGCAACGGAGATCCTGTACGGCGGTGCGGCCGGCGGTGGCAAGAGCCACCTCATGCGCATGGCGGCGATCACGTGGTGCACAGAGATCCCTGGCTTGCAGGTTTATCTCTTCCGCCGCATCAGGGACGACCTCGTAAAGAACCATATGGAAGGCCCGAGCGGCTTTCGTGAGTTCCTGGCTGGTTGGGTAGAATGCAAATTCGTCCAGATCGTCGAGGACGAAATCAGGTTTTGGAACGGCAGCAAGATTTATCTCTGCCACTGCAAGGATGAAAAGGATCGGTTCAAGTATCAGGGCGCTGAAATTCATGTGCTTCTGATCGATGAGCTTACGCACTTCACGGACAAGATTTACCGCTTTCTGCGCAACCGCGTTCGAATGGTCGGCATCAATCTTCCTGAGAAGTACCGCGACAAGTTCCCTCGCATCGTTTCTGGGGCGAACCCAGGCGGCGTTGGGCACCAATTCGTGAAGATGACCTTTATCGACGGCGTAGAGCCTCTGAAGGTCTACAGGGCGGCAAACAGCGAAGGCGGTATGCTCCGCCAGTACATACCGGCCAGGCTCGATGACAACCCGTCGATGGCTGCGAATGACCCTGGCTATGAGGCGCGTCTAAGCGGTCTCGGCAGCAAGAGCCTCGTCAAGGCCATGCGTGACGGTGACTGGGATATTGTTGAGGGCGCATTCTTCGACAATTTCGACGCCAACCGGCATGTGGTTAGGCCCTTCGATGTACCGGAGGAGTGGACGCGGTTCCGGGCTGGTGACTGGGGATCTGCCAAGCCTTTCGCCTTTGGCTGGTATGCGATCGCCCAAGACACCATTCAGACGCCTGACGGGGTGACAATCCCTCGTGGCGCCTTGGTGAAGTACCGGGAATGGTACGGCTGCAAGACTGACGATCAAGGCAAGTTCATGCCTGACGTTGGTCTCAAGATGGACGCCTCGGCGGTCGGTCGTGGTCTGCAAGAGAAGGAAACCGGTGACAAAATCGCATATGGCGTTCTGGACCCGGCAGCTTTCTCGCAGGATGGCGGTCCTTCGATCTATGAGCGCATATCGAAAGCCACTGACCACAAGGTCACATTCCGACCGGCTGACAACAAGCGCGTTGCGCAGAAGGGCGCGCTAGGCGGCTGGGACCAGATGCGAGGCAGGTTAGAGGGAGACGAGGACGGCCACGCGATGCTGTTCTTCTTCTCCACCTGCATTCATTCGATCCGAACCATCCCGGCGCTTCAGCATGACGAAGACAAGCCGGAAGACTTGGACACCACGGCTGAAGACCACGCGGCGGACGAAACCCGCTACGCCTGCATGTCTCGCCCGTACATTCGCGAAGTGAAGAAGAAAGAGCCGGCTCGTGAACTCAGCTTCGAGGCTGACGAGAAAACGGGCCTGGTTAAATCCAATCTCTCCATAGCCGAACTGATCAAACGCCAGGAACGAAGGAGGCGCGCACAATGAGCGACACTTTCAGCGATAGCGCACGCCGCGGCGCTGCTGTCACCCCAAGCGATACGACCGTTGTCCAATGCAATGCCGTCTATGTCGGAGGTACGGGAAACTTGGCAGTACAGTTCTATGACGGTGGCCCGACAGTCACGTTTACGGCGCCTGTCCTTGGCGTCGTTCACCGTATCGCCGCCTATCGCATCATGGCCGCAACCACGGCAACCCTGATCGTGGCATTGTACTGATGTCTGAAGCCGTCGATACTGCCGAGTTCGAGACAGAGAAAGACGCTGGCTCGGGCGATGCAGGCTTGGTCAAGCTCTGGCTGGCTGCGATCGACCTCGCCTCGAAAGAGGAGGAGGAATGGCGCAAGGAAGCTGAGGGCGTTGTCAAGACCTATCGCAACGGCGATGCGCGTCATTTCGGCTCGGTAGAGCGGCAGCACAATTTCAACATTCTGTATTCGAACATCGAGACGATTTGCCCTGCGGTCTACAACTCGACGCCTATCCCGGACGTTCGCACGCGGTTCTCGAAGGATGATCCGGTAGCGAAAGAGGCCGGTGACTTCCTTGAGCGCTGCCTGTCCTATGACCTCGATGTCGACGACTTCGACACGGCTATGGATCTGGCCGTCAAGGATAACGAGCTGGTCGGCCGTGGCGTCACCCGCGTTCGGTATGTCCCATATATCAGCGGCGACCAGGAAACCGGTGAGCAGATCGCTTGGGAAGACGTACCGACCGAGCATGTGCCGTGGGCGAGCTTCCGTCGAGGCCCCGCGCGTGTCTGGAAGGACGTTCCGTGGATAGCGTTTGAGCTGTTCCTGACCCGCGACCAGTTGCTTGAACTGTCCCCAGAGTATGGCGGCAAGGTCAACCTGGATTTCACCGTCTCGGAGCAGGACAAGGACAAGACGGATTCGCCGCCGCCTGAAATCTTCAAGCGGGCTCGAGTCTGGGAAATCTGGGACAAGGAGAAGAAGCAGGTCATTTTCATTGCGACCGGCTATTGCGACAAGCCGCTGCAGGTCGTTGATGATCCGCTTGGCCTGACTGGCTTCTGGCCGATCCCGCGCCCGCTCAATGCGGTTGAGACAAGCGACACGCTCGACCCTATCCCGCCGTTTCGCATGTACAAGGACCAGGCGGAGGAACTGAGCCGCGTTACTCGGCGCATCACCTCGCTGATCCAGATGCTGAAGGTTCGCGGTGTTCGGGATGCTCAGATTCCCGAGTTCGAGGACATTGCCAACGCAGACGACGGCGATTTCGTGCCGATGGAGGACGCTACAGCGCTCTATGCCCAGGGCGCGACCTTCGACAAAGCCCTTTGGATGATGCCGATCGACGTCATTCAGCAGGTTATTCAGGGCCTTTACGTCCAGCGTGAGCAGATCAAGCAGGTCATTTACGAAATCACCGGCATTGCCGACATTCTCCGTGGTGCATCTGACCCGAACGAAACCCTCGGCGCCCAGCAGATCAAGGCGCAATTCGGCTCGCAACGCATCCAGAAGAAGCAGAAGGAGGCAGCGCGCTACGCTCGTGACCTTCTCCGCATCAAGTCGGAGCTGATCGCCAACAAGTTCCAGCCTCAGACGCTCCAGATGATGAGCGGCATTCAGTTGCCCTCGATGCAGGACAAGCAGGCTGCGCAAATGCAGATCCAGCAGCTGCAGATGCAAGCTCAGCAGAGCGGCCAAGAACCGCAGATCCCGGAAGAGCTCACCGAGATCATGGACAAGCCGACCTTTGACGAGGTGCTGCAGCTTCTCCGCTCGGATATTCAGCGCCAGTACCGCGTTGACGTCGAGAGCGATTCCACCATTCGCGCCGATCTGGCCCGTTCGCAGGAGAATATGAGCATGTTCCTTCAGGGGACGGCTCAATTCCTCCAAGCTGCCGGCCCTGCGGTGCAGGCTGGCATGCTTCCTGGCGCTGTCGCGGTCGAAATCTTCTCGTCCTTCGCTCGGAACTTCAAGCTCGGCAAGTCGGCAGAGGATGCGCTGTCAACGCTCACCGAACAGGCCAAGGAGCGCGAAGGCCAGCCAGACCCGGCGCAGCAGGCGCAGCAGCAGGCCCACGAATTCGAGCAGCAGAAGCAGCAGTTCGAGCTTCAATCCAAGTCGATGGACATGGACATGAAGAAGCAGGAACACGAATTCAAGCTGGCAGAGATGCGGATGTCCATGCAGATCAAACAGGAAGAATTGCGCCTGAAGCAGGAAGAACTGCAGATGAAAGAGCGCGAGATGGCTATCGAAGCCCAGCTTACGGCCATGCGTGCGAATGCTGAGGTTCAGTCTGCCAACCTCAAGGCTCAGTCTCAGGAGCATAGCACCCGCCTCGGCATGGAGTCGGCAGAGCATAAGGCATCGCTCGCCATGCAGCCTAAGAAGGAAGAGGCATGACGATCTACGTGCTTCGCGACGGCCGATATGTCGACAAGCGCACTGGCGAACCGATGCTGTCAGATGCAGACCGCGCCAAGCCGATCGCCGCGCCGATGGTCGTTTCTGACCTACCGGCCTATGCTTCACCGCTCGGTGATGGCGTGATTGAGGGCCGGGCAGCCCGGCGCGAGCATTTCAAGCGCACCAACACCCGCGAGGTTGACAAATCGGAATGGGCCTCCGCCTCCGCGAAGTTCAAGGAATCGTACGAAGAAAAGAAGAGAGCCGCTGATGAGTGGAAGAAAATGGACCGCTCGAAACCGAACTGACCGGGTTTGTGCGGACCCAGAGGTTCGATTGTTTGCCAAGGCGATACCTGAGCCCAATAGCGGGTGCTGGCTTTGGCTTGGAGGCGTAAACCACAAGGGATACGGCACTTTCAAATGGTCTTCGGGAAAGACCAAACTTGCGCATCGTGCCTCATGGGAGGTCTCGAAGGGTGAAATACCGAAGGGTATTCTTGTCTGCCACAAGTGCGACAACCCCGCCTGCGTTAACCCGGATCATCTGTTCCTCGGTACGGACAAAGACAACTCAGACGACAAGCTCAGGAAGGGGCGTGAGGCGCGTCTCGCAGGTGAGACCAACCCCCGCGCGCGGATTACTGAAAATCAGGTCAATACCATTCTCGAAGATATCGGCAGGGGCAGAACGCTTCAGTCTCTGGCCGACGAATATGGCGTTCACAGAAACACCATTCATCAAATCAAGATCGGGCGCAATTGGCGCCATTTACGTGGGACCGCTTAACCGCCTCTGGCGATAGCAAAGGACACCTGAAATGGACGAACTGAACAACGGGGCGACAGAAGTCGTCACCGAAAGCGCACCTGCGCCTGTCGTTGAGACCGCACAGACCACGCCCGCATCATTCGAAGACACGATGTCGGCGGTTTACGACAAGATGAACCAGCCGCGAGGCGAAGGCGGCAAGTTCGCCGGCAATGAACAGACCGAAACCACGGAAGGCGCCGAGACGGCAGCCACCGAGGAGACGGGCGACGAAAATACTGACCAGCCCTCGGAGAAGGCGCAGGAAACGGCCCAGCCGTCCATCACTGCCCCGAATTCGTGGTCGGCTGAGATGAAAGCCAAGTTCGGCTCTCTTCCACCTGAAGCGCAACAGTACATTGCGCAGAGGGAAAGCGAGATGCACGCGGCCATCACTCAGAAAGGGGAGCAGATCAAGGCGTTCGAGCCGATCCGGCAGACGCTTGACCAGCATCGTGAGGTTTTCGCGAAGAATGGCGTATCCGAGGCCGAGGGCATTGCCCGTTTCATGGCTGCCGATCGCTTTTTGGAGTCGAACCCGACCGAGGCAATCAAGTGGCTGGCGAACAGCTATGGCGTCGATCTGCGGCAGCTTACGACTGGCGATCAGCCAAGCACCGACCAACCACAGGCCCAGACGCCTCGTGAAGTCCTAGAGCTTCGGCAGGAGATCAACCAGCTCAAGGGCTATCTCACGGCCCAACAGCGTCAGGCACATGAAGCTGAACAGGCCACCGTCGTCAAGACGGTCGAGGACTTCGCCAAGGACAAGCCCCATTTCGAGAAGGTGCGCAAAATCATGGGCTCGCTGATGCAAGCCGGTGAAGCGTCCGACCTCGATGATGCCTACCAGAAAGCCACATACGCTCACCCAGAAGTGCGCCAACTCATCCTTGAGGACCAGAGGAAGGCGGACGAGGCGAAGCGCAAGGCTGAGCAGGAAAAGGCCGTCCAGACAGCGAAGAAGGCAGGCGCGGTCAACCAGCGGAGCACCCAGGGGACAACCCCTGTCAAGGGCGCTTCTTTCGAGGAAACCATGTCCGCCGTCTACGATCGCCTTCAAGGCGCCGGCTGATCCACTTTCTCCCAACAATCAAGGTGATGGCAAATGGCAAGCCCGAACTCTGTGTTCACCGAAATGGTGACGACTACCTTGCGCAACCATCCGTCCGAAGTGGCGGATAACGTCAGCAAGAACAACGCACTCTATTCCCGCCTGAAGCAGCGCGGGAAGATCAAGAAACTGTCTGGCGGCTACGAAATCGTTCGCCCGCTCGACTATGCGGAAAACTCGACCTACCAGCGCTATGCTGGCTATGACACCCTGAACGTACAGGCCTCCGACGTTCTGTCGGCTGCGAAATACGACTGGGTGCAGGCTGCGGTGCACATCACCGCTTCCGGTCGCGAACTTCGCATGAACAACGGCAAGGAGCAGATCATCGATCTGGCAGCGGCTCGCACCCGCAACGCCATGCGCACCGCCTCGAACAACATGTCCCTGGACCTGTATTCGGACGGCTCGCTGACGAACCAGATGGGCGGCCTTGCTCACCTCATCCAGAACGCCGGCACTGGCACGGTCGGGGGCATCAACTCTTCGACGTACACCTTCTGGAAGAACAAGTTCTATGAAGCGCCTGGCACCAACACGGTCACGAAGTCCAACATCAAGGGCTACATGAACGCGCTTTGGCTCCAGCTCGTCCGCGGCGCCGACAAGCCGGACCTTCTGGTTTCGACGCACGACTTCTTCAGCTTCTACTGGGAAAGCCTTCAGGATCTCCAGCGCTATGCGTCTGCAGAATCCGCGACGGCCGGCTTCCAGTCGCTGAAGTTCGTCACCGCTGACGTGATCTTCGACGACAACGCCAACTTCGCCACCACTGGCGAGAAGATGTACTTCCTCAACACCGAGTACCTGGAAATGGTCGTCCATCGTGACGCCAACTGGCAGACGCTCGACGAGAAGATGTCTGTGAATCAAGATGCTGTGGTCATTCCCATAATTTGGCAAGGCCAATTGACCTGCTCAAATAGGGCTCTGCAAGGCGTTCTCATCGACGCTGCTTGATAAACAACAAGGAGCCTGCTATCTTCCTCCTATCAAAATAGGAGGTTTGAATGAGGCTCATAGACAGGACCGGAGAAAGGTACGAAAGGCTTGTTGTAGTGTCCCGAGCGCCCAACAAAGGCGGGAAGGACACCAATGCAAGGTGGGTTTGCAGGTGCGATTGCGGCTCGACTGTCACCGCCTACGGCCAAGACTTGGCTAGAGGGCGGGTGAAGTCGTGCGGGTGCTACAACGCTGAGAAGATCGTAAAGCATGGCATGGCTCGGACGCACATTTACCGAGCGTGGCAAGCGATGATCCAGCGTTGCGAGAACCCTAACGCAAATGGCTACAAGCGATACGGGGCGGTTGGCGTCACAGTCTGCGAGGAGTGGAAGGATTTCGAAACCTTCTTCACGGACATGGGCCACCGCCCCAAAGGCTATAGCCTAGACCGCATCGACAATTCCAAGGGCTATTCGAAAGATAATTGCCGTTGGGCCACCACCTCTCAGCAGAACAACAACAGGCGCGTGAATCGGAAGTTCACCATTGATGGGCGAACCCAAACAATCGCCGAGTGGGCCAAAGAATATGGCGTCACATGGCAGGTCATGAAGGGTCGTATCCAGCGGGGTTGGACGGAAGAGGAAGCCATAACCACTCCGGTCAGGTCGAATCCCCACAAACCTCCTAAGGAGACTTTGAAATGACCAACATCATTGGTGCAAACCTCACGAAGGTCTACGCCTCGCTGACCGGCTCCGAAGCCGGCACTGTTCCTGGCATCGGTGACCGTTTCACCGACCAGGACGGCAAGGAATACCGCTTCGTGCAGTATGATACGGGCGCCGGCCCGGTTGCGGCTGTAGCTGGCAACTTCGCCTACTACTACGCTCCGTCTGGTGCTTCTGCCGGCGCAACGTCTGTCGTGACGTCTGACCTGTCGGACTCGGCAGCAGTCGGCGCTGGCGTGCTGATGTCCGCCCCCGGCGATGGTGAATATTGCTGGATCCAGACCCGCGGACCGGCCACGCTCACCACGGCTCTGACCGCAGGCGCAGATGGCAACGCGCTGACCCCGGTTGGCTCGACCGATGGCACTCTCGACGTGTCGGCGCTCGTCACTGACCACATCTGCGCAATCGCGGTCGATGCCTCGGCAAAGATCGTCTTTGTCACCTGCCCGTAACGGGAACTGAGGGGGAGGCTTCGGCCTCCCTCTTTCTTTGACGGCAACGCCAGCCTGGCGCCCACAATCGAGGACCGAAAATGGAAATTATCGATGAGACCGCGCGAAACGCGCACATCTACCCGCTGAAGTTCTGGACCGACTATGAGGACCGCGGCGAGGAAGAGCTTCACCCTGTCGATTGGGTTACGTGGGTCAAGAAGGGCACGCAGAACGGCAGCGAAACCACTGACAAGGTTGCTCGCGTCATGCGTGACGATCTGAAGTGGGGCGCGCTGAGGCCTTATTATGAAGCTTGGAAGGCCAAGACCGAGGCGCCGATCAACGGCTATGCCCTCGACGCATGGCCCGGGCTGACCCCGGAACAGGCACGCATCCTGAAGGAACGGCACGTCCGAAGCCTTGAGGATCTGGTCAACACCTCTGACGCCGACCTGATCAAGCTGGGCATTCCCGGCATTCGCCAGATTTACGCTCGGGCCAAGGCTTTCCTTGAGGCCCGCGTCAATACCGCTCCCGTCGCAAACGAGGTTGCTGCTCTCCGCGAGGAGAACAAGACCATGCGCGAGGAGCTTGAGGCCGCAATGTCTCTGCTCAAGGAACTCACCGAAAAGCCGGAAGCCCCGCGCCGCGGTCGCCCGCCGAAGGAAATCGATGAATGACAATCGCAACGATCGTCTCCAACGCCACTGACCGGATCGCTGTAACCCTCGGGGGAACCTCCGTGTTCTCCAACCCAGGGGAAACGGCCCGTCAGATGCACGCGCTTGCCAATCAGGAAGGCACGGAGCTTATGCGCCGCGGCTCCTGGCAGGTGTTGACCAAGGAGACGACGTTTAACGCTGTGGCGCAGGAAACGCAGACGGGCGTCATTCCTGAAGACTTCGATCACATGCTGAATGAGACGTTCTACAACAGGACGCGCAAACGGCAAGTGGTCGGGCCCCTCACGCCGAAGGAATGGCAGGAACAGAAATCCATCGTCGCGACGGTGCTTTACGACAGCTACCGTATTCGCGGCGGCTCTGTCCTCATGATCCCGGTTCCGTCTGCCGGCGATGAATACGCCTTCGAGTACATTTCCAATCAGTGGGTGCGGACGACAGACGACGAGGCGAGGACCGCTTTCACCGCGGACTCTGACACCTCTGTACTTGATGAGGAACTTATCACCCTCGGCGTGATCTGGCGCTTTCTCAAGGCCAAGGGCTTCGACTACGCCGAATCCTTCCGCACCTACGAACTGCAGGTTTCCCAGGCTCTCGCCCGCGACGGCTCGAAGCGGACGGTGAACTTCGCCCAGCGCATCGACTACGGGCGCCCGCGCTACCCTGGCATTCAAGACGGCAATTGGAACCTCTAAATGCTCCAAGCCCTGCGCCGAAATCCCCAGCGACAGAGAGTGTCGCGGGGCGTGAGCCTTCCCGCGCCCGTCGAAGGCTGGGACACGTCGTCTCCTCTGGCTGAAATGTCGCCGAAGCGGGCGATCAAGCTGGATAATTGGTTTCCTCAGGCTGAGTACGTCGAGGTTCGCAGAGGGCATAAGCTTCACCGCCCGACTGCTGTTGATGATCCGGTGGAAACGCTGGTTGTCTACAACGGCGCGATCAGCAACAAGCTCTTTGCCATCGCTGGCGGCGATATTTACGACGTTTCGGCCTCGGACACGCATGCACAGACGGCGGAAGTCGGGATTTCTGGCCTCGCGAATAGTCGCATTCAATATGTGAACTTCACCACGACGGCAGGCCAGTTCGCCTGGTGCTGCAACGGGGCGGATGATCCGTTCACCTACAACGGCACGACTTGGGCAGCAACGCCAGCAATCACCGGCATTTCTCCGGGCGATATCGTCAACGTCAACGCCCACAAGAGCCGTCTTTGGTTTGTCCTTAGCGACAGCACCAAGGCGGCTTATCTCGCTCCTGACAGCATCGGCGGGGCGGCTACGGAGTTCGAACTAGGCGGCCTGATGTCCCATGGCGGCTATCTGGTCGCAATGGGCACTTGGTCCCGCGATGCTGGCGACGGCCCGGATGATTACGCCGTGTTTGTCACCTCCCGCGGTCAGATCATCGTTTATGCCGGGACTGATCCGAGCAATGCGGCCACATGGCAGCTTATCGGGGTTTTCAACCTCGGCGCTCCTCTCGGCCGTCGCTGCTTCAGAAAGGTAGGCTCCGACCTCGCGGTTGTCACGATCGACGGCGTTTACCCTCTCTCTAATGCCATTTCCTTCGACCGCGGGGCAGTCGAGAGGGTAGCAATCACCGGCCGCATCCAGCGCGCCATGAACGACGCCGCCAGGATGGCTCAGAATTCCTTCGGTTGGGAGCTTGTCAGCTACCCCAAAGGCACAATGGCAATCCTGAACGTGCCGCTGGTCGAGAACGTATCGCAACAGCAGTTCGTCATGAATACGCTAACGGGTGCTTGGTGCCGGTTCACCAACCAGAACGCCAACACCTTTGCAGTCTTCAATGATCGGCTGTTTTTCGGCGGCAATGACGGCACTGTTTATGAAGCCGACGTTGCCGGCTCGGATTACCTGTCCAATTTCACCGCGCTGATGAAAACCTCCTTCCAGTATTATGGACAGAGAGGCGTCAAGAAGCGTTGGACGATGATCCAGCCTCTTATCACCACCGATGGGGCGGTTGTCCCCTCGATCGGCTTGGATACGGATTTCCGGGATGGGGGAGCGCTTAGCCTCGCAACCACTGTCCCGGTATCCTCTAGCCTCTGGAACCAGATGATCTGGAACCTCGATCCGTGGGGCCAGCAGGAAAACACGCTCATCGACTGGCTTTCGGTCAGCGGCCTCGGTCAGAATGCAGCGATCAATCTTCGCGTCGATATCCAGAGCCAGACGAGCGCAAGCCTGTGGGACGTGGCGCTGTTTGATGAGGCTGTTTTCGAGCCTGAATCAACAAATCCGATCACACTGCAGGTCAATGGCTTCAATCTGACCGTCGAGAGCGGCGAATATCTATGATGCTTCTCCGAGATGAGCCGGAAATCGTCTCTGCGTTCGTCGCGGGGCAGACGGGCGACCAGTACACCGATGTCATGCGGGCGCTCGGCATTCTCAGCCGGGAAGGGCGCATCATCGGTGGCGTTCTGCTCACCAACTACACCGGTTTCGGGGTTGAGCTGACGCTGGCCGGCAAAGGCTGCATCTCCCGCTCTGCCTGGCAGGCGATCGGTGACATGGCGTTCGGTGAACTTGGCTGTGAGCGCATCTCTGTCACCACCCGGAAATCAAACAAGCGGGTCTGCCGACTGGCGCCCCGGCTGAAATTCAAATTCGAAGGCGTGGCCCGAAGATATTACGGCAAGGAAGACGGCGTGATGTTCAGTCTTCTCCGGGATGAGGCGACCCGTTACGGCTACTGGAGAAAAGCGTAATGTCCGCACCGAAACCACCGGATCCAGCCAAGACCGCCGCCGCGCAGGCCCAGTCCAACAAAGAGACGGCCATTGCTCAGTACGGGTTGAACGCTA